AGAGATTTTTCTACCAACTTTACCTAACAAACTATCTTGTTTAAATTTTCCAGACATATAGTCTGATTCAAATCCTTTTTCAGAAATGCCTAATTTTCCTTGAAGTGCGTAAACAGATTCGTCAAATGCTTTAGCTCCCATAACTCCTGCTTGTAAATCTTGTACAAACCCAGAACCTGTATCTACTTCTTCTTTAAATATATCTGCTGACTCAGCACCTAGTTGTGCTAATATTAGTTGTTCCTGTGATGCCATATTATCTTACCTCCTGAAGTTGCGTCTTCATCCATCTTCCATCTACTTTTATATATAGATAGTTATTGTTACCTTCTTTAACTACTTTCCTATCTCCATCTTTACCTTCTATATTTTTAGGTATATTCCTATTAACGTCTATAGGTGTTTCATATTGTTGCTTTGTTTCTTCAATATCTTGTGTATTGTTTTTAATAGTGTGTATTCCATCTAAAATAGTTCTTTTTTTTATTTTTAAAATACTCATCTTACTACTTTATCCCTGTAAACTAATTGAATATCATTAACTTCAAAATCGCTCGATATAGCTCCTGAAGCATCTAAGGCTATACCAAAGCTCACTAAGTTCTTGAAATCGTCAGGAACAGGCAATTTAAGCGTCTGAAACGTACCTGATGTACCAGTTAAACCACCAATAGTAGTTAATCCAAGCGGTGCAGCACCTTTTTTACTACCAAATCCTTTTACAGTTACATTAGCACCATTCTTATAATTTATATATAATGTATTTAAATTCTTTTGTACCATTGGTGTACCCATATCAAACTCTTTACTTTTCATTACAGTGCCAGTTATACTATGACCATACGGACTATTATTCCATTTATATAGTTTCATAGCACCAGAGTCAATACCAACCCATTGTAGTGTACCATCATTTCTTGTTATCATATTACTTATAGATTTTTTTAAAGATGTATCGCTTGTAATCCAAGATTGCGACTTAATATCAAACATTAATATATTCGTACCAGTTACCGTATTGGTAATATATAGTTGTTTTGTTTTTGGTATAAATCCAATCACATTGTTATCATGGTAATAATTAGTACCCCAATCATCAAATAAGGGTTGACCATTTTCATTTAAATGTATATCTAATATTCTATTACCATCATATATGTAAGCACCATACGTATTAAACCAAGCTACAAATCCTTCACCCTGTACTACGTGATAGTCTTTTTGACATCCTTTATATTCAAATGTAGCTTCTAAAAATTCTATGTTTCTTGATACATTAATAATAAATAAATTTTGTTTTTTAAATTGTAATAATTTATTACCTGTACTAGCTAATCTTACAATACTATCACCGTCTTCTACTTCTACATCTATAAAACTTTGTTCTTCAAAGTAGTCAAATTGATTTGGTAAAGACTTTAATACTCTATCAGATTTAGTCACTAGCTCACGTTTTTCATTGTAGTATTGAACATTACCTGCGTATACTCTTCTATTCAACATTGTAGATGTTTTAAATCCAGTATTAGCTTCGCCTATAATACTAGGTGCATCTATAATATAAGGTTCAACAGTTGGTAAAGAAAATATATCTTCACCTATTGCATACGCATCACTACCTACTGTATAAAAAGTAGGTGGATACACAAATTGATTTTCATATCTTTCGGGGTCTACATTAACTTGTACTTGGTCTACGCCAAAAGGTTTATAACTATCTTCACCTGCTAAACGTATTCCTTGTTCAAAATCTACTTCACAAAATAAATATCTAGCACCAACAGAACCTTCATTTATTGTAGTGTTAGTTCCATCAGCTTCTACGTAATCTTCTATTATTCCCCAATATATTTTAAAACCTGCGTAATTAGTTTCTCTTTGTCCCATTCTACCTACTAATCCAAAATGTAATACTTGTGTAATTTCATCAGCACTTAAATGTTGTGGTGCAACACCAATATATGCAGCTGCAGATTCTTGTGAAATACCGTTAAAATCTTTGTAGACTTTAGAACACCAAAAACCATATCTTTTATTTTTATCTATAAGTATATCTGATTCAGTATTTTCAGTGCTTTTATTAACAAAATATGGTATAAAAGCCATTGAACCTTCTTGGCTGTCAGTATATCCGTCTATTGGTTGTGCATCAAAATTATCCCAATCATCTAAATCTTCTTCAAGAGTTGCAAAAGTAACATTCCATCTATCTTCTTGAGCTGTATTAGAACCTAAATTGCTTAATCTTACACTTGTTGGTATATATACTTCAGAACCTTCAGCAGGGTCAAAGTGAGGTTCACCGTCGTTTTCTATATGACTATATAGAGTATCTACGTTATAATTATATCCTTGTCTACTTCGTAATGGTGCTACAAATAAATCGTTAGTAGCATAAGTTCCTGTTTCATCATTACCTATTATATTAAAACTACCACCAAGTCTTCTTTGAAACTTGTAATAACTAAATACTTTAGGAGTATTACCAGCGTTACCATAGTGTGGTACTACACGTATAGCACCATCTACATTATACATTTCAACCCTAGAAGAAGTATCTCCATAATTAATCGTATCTGACTCTAAATCGTTATTAGATGGCGTAACATCTAATATTTCTACTTCACTATTAACGGTGTCATTAATAAATAAATATTCTGTTTCGTTAATAACAGTAGGTGCACCAACATTTCTATCAAAGTTAGTATGCAGTAATCCATTACCATGGTTCAATCCTGTAATACTATTAATACCAGAATCGGTAGTAACAGTATCTTGGTTACCAATCATCTTCAATTTACCAGGAACTTCATTACTAACATTATGCAGTATTTGAAATTCATTATCTGCTAAATCTCTAGGATTAGTATTGTTGTTGACTCCCCCGCTGAAGTTACTTACGTTTATAGCTTTTTTTGGCATTAGTTTTCTTCTTCTTTTTTTTCTTTTTTAAGTTGTATAACCTACGAGTATTGTTAATGCTTTCACCTTTTACTTTACTTGGTGCCATCTATTAACTCTCCCCATAACGTTGTTTTACCATCTGTTATTTCTACTACTTCTACTTTAAATTCACCATTGTCAAACCAATCAACAATAGCAAATGCGTGACCCCAGTTATGTAGCCTACCCTTTAACCACTTGTTATTCTCGTGTGACATATCTTTTAAACATCCCATAGACCAAGCACCAATGTTGCCATCAAACTTTGTCATAGTATGTCGTTGTATGTCATGGGTATGTCCATACATGACATTTTCACCATACGACTCTAAATGTTTCTTAGCATGATACGTAGTCGCATACGCACCATGAAAGAATACCAACTTACCTACTTGGATTGGTAAGTTGTATTCTGTGTATTTGTATCCTCTTTCTTTGATTTTACACGCTTTAAAAAATGTATAATCACTAAGATAGGGATACTTGTTAGCGAAATTATCCAACCAGAGGTCGTGATTACCTTGGAGGAGATACTTTTCTTTACATTTAACTTTCTTAAGTACTTCATCCCATTCATCTAATCCTTCATTCACTAACCTTATTTCTTCATCTACTAAAGGTAGTTGAAACTCTAAAGGCGGTAGCTTCTTATCTTTATACTTCCAAGCAGAACAGGATTCCCATTCTCCAACATCTCCAAGATTTACAAACACTGTTGGTTTAACTTTTAGTATTGCTTTCTTAACACATTCTACTGCAGCTCTATCTTCTAATGGATAATGCTGGTCAGGTATTACGATACCACGTTTTTTAAGTTTCAATGAAACCTCCTATTTTAATGCTTTTTTAATTTCTGCAAACAGCTTGTCATCTAATTTATTTGAAGACTTAGAAACTAAGTGTTCTCCTAAATGTAGTACAATAGCTTTCAATACTTTTTCAGTACCTAGTTTTGCTAATAACTTACCTAGAATTGGTCCCATTATTTTACCTCACAATCTTTTTCACAAGCTTCAAGGCCTTTCATATATCCTTGGTGCTCGATTATCATTTGTTTAATTTCTGCTAATCTTTCGTTAGCACTCTGTAATTCCTGTACAAGTGTATTATGTTGCTCAACCATAGATTCCATCTTAGTTTGTGCTTCTTGTCTTAGGTCTACTTTTTTTTCTTTTGCCATTTTTAGTGGTCTCCTATTATGTTATTATCTATAAGCTTTTGTTTTCTTAGCTACTTTTTTAGGTTGCTTAGAATGTTGCTTTCCCTTTTTAGTATCTTTTCTTTTTTTACGTGTAGTAGCTGCATACTCTTTATCACTTAATGCTTTAATTGCAGCATCGGGTAAATAACGTTCACCAGTTTCTGATGACTTTTTACCAGACTTTGTTCCCCACTTTTGCTTAGTCCACTTTTTTAAACTCTGTTGTGACTTAGCTAATGCCATTACTTATAACCTCCACCTGCTGCTTTATATCGTTTAGCAAGCATTTGTGCTTTACGAGCAGACCATTGTCCAGGTCTTCCACCTTTACTACCAGCTTTTATTACTTGAAACAATCGTTTACGCATTGATGGTTTCGTATAATTACCAGCTTGGTTTACTTTTGATTTAGCTTTCTTTGGCATTAATAGTCCTTTACTATTTTACCGTCTTTTGTTTTTCTACCCATTTTAGATTCATATAATTTCATAAAAGTAGATTTTTCTTTTTTAGGTTTTGGTTTCATTTTTTTATCAATAGGTCCATCATTCATATTGTCAGTACTATTTTTTCCCTTGCCTCTTTGTGTTTGTGCATAATTGTCAGTACTATTCTTTCGTTTTTTTGGTCTACCGACTTGACTACCATATGTTCCTTTACCTTGTGGCATAATGCCCTCCTTTTACCATTTAACTTTATTTGCCCAATATGCTGCAGACATTTTGCCTTTAGCTATATTCTTAGCGTGTCTTGCTTTAAAACTTCTTCTACGTGCTTTACCAGCTGCTGTTTTAGGAGCTTTACCAGCACCACTAACGCCTTGTTGACCAAAGCGTATAGTCTTTACTTGTGTTCCTACTTTAGCTACTACTACGTGCGATTTAGTAGGATGACCAGGAGTACGTTTAGGTTTATTATAACCTGATACACCAGCTCTAGTAAGTCTTGAATCTTTTTTTCTAGCCATTATCCTTGTCCTCTACTTTTCTTTTTATAGTATTTACTACTAGTTTTAGTTCCGTATTTGGTATTATTAGACATTCCTTGACGTGTTTTCTTCTTTCCATTGCTGTGTTTTTTAGCATTATTTCCGAATACTTTACGCATGATGTCTAATATAACACCTATCTAACTTCTTTCCTAATACTTTCTATAATAGTTTTTTCATCAAAACTCATAGAAATACCAGGTTCAAATCTTTTTACTTCTACGCCTTCTTTTAATACTATAATAGTAGGAACTATATCTATGCTCCATTCTTTTACTATTACAGCACCAACTGTTTTATTTTCAATATCTATTTCTGCAATGTAACACAAGTTATTCAGTTGTGTTAGATTAACTCTATTTTGATAGTTCCAAGACGCATTTACTTGCACTACTGCACACTTATGTATGTTTAATGCTTGTATCTGCTGAAAACTATCCAAAGATACTGATTGCGAATATAGCGACGAGGTAAA